GTTTTCAACGGAGCCGGTTTTGGAATCCCGAAAACAGGCCCAACCTGAAAGTGATGTTGCGCCTTTTGTTGAAGAAATGCCCGTAGCGTCCCCAGTGTACGTTAGGTCTTCTGGAGAAGCATCACCGTCGTCGATAATTTGCCCGTATTGCGGCAAAGTTTTCAACAGCGGGGTCCCTAAATGACCAAGCTAGTCCAATCGGCGCGCTTGGTAGAGTTAGACGTAGACGTTGTTTCTGCCGCGTTTCGTAGACTTGACCGCATTTTTTCTGCGTCGTACCCGGTGTCATTGGCGCTTAGCGGCGGCAAGGATTTGTTGTGTCTACATGACCTTGTTTACCGATATGCTACCGCCCATCCGGAAGTACTGCGGCGCTTAGATGTTTATTTTTGCGACGAGGAAGCTATTTTTCCGGAGTGCGAGGCCTGCATGAGGTTCGCGCGTGAGCAGTGGGCGTCTATCGGCGTTTCGTTTTATTGGTTGGCGCTGCCATTTAAGCATAATAATTGCTTTCATAGTCTCGAAGACGCAGAGACTTGGACTTGCTTTGACCCGAAGGCTAGAGAATGCTGGGTTAGGGAACCGCCGGATTTCGCGATTAAATCGCATCCGATATTTCAGTTTCCGGGTCAATGGAACTTTCAGCAGGCGCTGGCCATACTGACCCGGGGAAGGGTACGTGTTGCAGGTGTTCGAGCGAATGAGAGTCTTCAGCGGCTTTCTGTTATAAAGTGCGCTCTCGCTAAAGATGGCGGGGAGTTTAGGCTTACGCCCAGCCGACTTCAATACCCGATTTGGGATTGGAAAGATTCTGATATATGGCTGTATATAAAAGAACGCGGACTCCCCTACCCTCGATGTTACGAGCGTATTTATGCCATTAATGGGAGGCGCAAATTGCGAATATCGCAATTCTTTTCCATAGATACGGCCGGCTCTTTGGCAAGAATGGCTGAATATTACCCGGGGCTGTGGGAAAAGATCTGCCGGCGCGAGCCTAACGCATACCTTGCGGCTTTATACTTTGAGAGCGAGATGTTCCGCAGAACAAGTAGGTCTCAAGCTTCCGGGGAGAGTGGTCGTGACTATAAGGCGCTTTGTATGGAGCTATTTAAGTCAGGAAACTATGCGAAGGCTACGGACGTTAGGTCACTTTTATATTACGTTGTATCGTACGCGGGGTATATGACGCCGGATTTGTGGCGCAAGTTGTATAACATTCTGTCCGCCGGAGATCCGAAGCAGCGGTCTAAGCGGGCTTTTTTGGCTAGCTTAAAAGCCCGGCTAAATACGTAGGGGGTGGTTATGAATGACGTGGATTTATTGGCTCCGATTAGTAATGTCCAGATTGTTGACAGGACGTTATTGAAGCCTAATGGTTACAACCCTAATGTGGTCAGTAAGCAGAACATGCAGCTGCTCACACAGAGCATTCTCGTGAATGGGTGGACGATGCCTATAGTAGTTCGTCCGGATTATACGATAATCGACGGTTTCCATCGTTGGACTGTGTCTGGTCAGGAGCCCTTGTTTTCTCGGCTCGGCGGGAAGGTACCGGTGGTTGTTGTTCAGCATACCGATGAAGCCGAAGATGTCTACGGTACAATCACGCACAACCGTGCGCGCGGTGTGCACCAGCTTGGCCCGATGCAAGATATTATAAAGAAGCTTTTAGATTCAGGTAAAAGCGTATCCGAAATATCTAAGCAATTAGGGATGTCTCGTGAGGAGGTGTTCCGCTTATGCCAATTTACACGGGAGCAGTTCTTGGCGCTTATGACGGAGGGGGTCTCTGGTTACTCGAACGCGCGTAAAGTTGTCGGGTTTTGATTATGGACGATTTAATTGCAAATGACCCAGCGAAGATAGATGCGTTAATGAGCGCGATTCGTAGCGGCGAACCGCTGCCATTATGGCAGTTTGCTAGAATAACCGGTACGAAAGAAGGGGCGGTTGTCAGATCTTGGCGGCAGGGAGTTCTACCGAGTGTGCCCGGCGACAGGATACCGATCCGCGAGGGCGTAGTCGCGTTAGTCTCTGCGGGGGGTTTGCGACCGCGTAGGCAAGTGCCGCCGTTTTTGTACGACGCGGATACGCTGGCCAGAGCGTTATTAGGGCTGCCAGATAGAGAGCTTGGCGATATAGAGCAAGAAGACCCGGATGCTGGCGAGGTTAAGAAATGGAAGCTACAGTATCTTAAGGCGCAAACCGCGGCCAGGCTTGCTGCGGCCACGGCGCGCCAGAGGGAAAATGACAAGGCCAGGGGGAAGCTGATCGAGGCAGAAGACGTGGCGTTGGACGCGGCGGAGACGGCGGCTAACGTGGCGCGTTTACTGGGTCAAATTCCTGAACGTGTTGCGGGTATGTGCGTGGGGAAAACTGCGGAGGAAATCGCGACGATTGTTCGGTCTGAAATTTCGCTCGCTATAGATGCAATACAGGCGAGCGCGTTTACAGGTGACTGGGGCGGTATAGCATGAACGCGAATCTTTGGAGCCAGGAGTTTTTCCGGTATCTGCGCATAACAACGCCTGCTCCGTTGTCTTCATGGGCAGATGAGCACCGCGTTATAGGCGATGGTGCGGGGCCAGAACCTGGTAAATGGCGCACAGATAGGACGCCGTACATGAAGGCAATCATGGACGCCGTAACAGACCCGTCAACCCGAGAGATCGTGATGTGTACTGGCGTGCAGCTTGGTAAGACAGAGCTGCTATTGAACACGATATGCTACTACATGCTGCACGAGCCGTCGCCGGTATTGTTGGTCGAACCGTCTGAAGACCTGTACGAGGATATCGGCTGCGACCGCGTTGACGCCATGATACGAAGTATGCCGGAACTTAGACCGTTGTTCGGTCTGCAGGAAGACCGACAGAAATCTAAGAAGACGGGGCAGCTTAAGCTTAATGTTAAGCGGTTCCCCGGCGGGTATTTGAGGCTTGCTTCCGCGGCTAGCCCGACAGACCTAAAGTCTCGTCCAATACGGGTAGTGCTGTGCGACGAGATAGACACTTTTCCCGCAAGAAGCGACGGCAACGCGGTAGATATGGCGATAGGCAGAGCGACCAACTTTGTTGATCGGAAAGTGCTGCTAACGTCCACGCCGGGGGCGCTTCGTTCTTCCGAAATCTGGAGGCGTCTTGGTACATGCGCGGTGCATGAATATCGTGTACCGTGTCCGCATTGCGGCGAGGCATTTTCGTGGAAATGGACTATGGTTAAATGGGATGACGATAACCCGCAAACGGCGCGGATGGAATGCCCGGCATGCGGCGGGGACTTTCGTGACAGCGGGCCCGCGCCATATACGTTGCTATCACGGGGGAGCTGGGTACACGTATCCGGGGAGCTAAATAGCGGCCGCGTAGGGTTTCATTTACCGGGGCTCTATTCGCCGTGGATGCCGCTAAGTGGCATTGTTAATGAGTGGCTAGCAGCTAATCAGACGCGTGATATTGATAGGCTGCGCACGTTTATTCAAGACCGATTAGCCGAGCCGTGGGATGAAAGACCGCCGGCGTGGCATTCTACTGGGGGCGGCGCAACGAGAAGTCGATTTGAAAGCAAGCCGGACCATTCATCGATACGTTATCTTACCGCAGGGATTGACGTTCAGAGAGATCGCTTGGAGATTTCAGTTTGGGGCTTTGGCGCGAGTATGGAATCCTGGGCCATCGCGCACGAGGTTCTAATCGGCGACCCGCTAAGCGCGGAGCTGTGGGCGCGTATGCGTGAGTTTTTGGCTACGCCGATTGTGACCAGTGATGGCCGCGAAGGACGTATATTCGCAGCCTGTGTGGATTCGGGGGACGGGTACACTACGCAGGCTGTGTATCGGGCCTGTGCGCCGCTTGAACGTCGCAGGGTAGTGGCGGTTAAAGGTGTCGGCGGTGACAAGGTTCCATTGATTTCGCCGCCGAGCCGCATACCGCAGTATCATGCGCCGCTGTATAAGTTGGGCGTAGATAGGATTAAGCGTATTATCTATGACCGGCTGGCCATAGGAACGGCTGGCCCGGGGTATATCCACATTCCCAGCGAGTTAAGCGATGAATTTTGGGCGCAGCTTACGTCCGAATCCCCCGAAACGCATGTAGAGCGCGGTAAGCAGGTAACCCGTTGGGTGCAGCATCGCGTGCGTAACGAGGCTTTGGACTGTGCGGTCTACGCGCTCGCCGCTTATGAACTTTTTTGCCATTCAATAAAAAGGGCTAAATAATGCGTATTGTACTTGGAAAAAAGCAGAACATGCTTAATGGACAGTGGCTTGCAGTTGCTAATGACATCGAATCTTATGTTTCTGAAGCAGAGCTAAATAGCGCGGTACGGGAAACATTAGCCCGCGCGGATAGAGACCTGGAGGGGCATTCGTGTATGTTTGGCTGGAGCGGCGGAAAAGATGCGGCGGTGGTAGCTTCGTTATGCCAGGAGTTAGGTATTAAGCGGGGCGCGTTTGTGCATACGGAGCTGGAGTATCCAGAGTTCATGCGGTGGGCGTTATCTAATCTCCCGGCTGGGTGCGAGCCTGTAAACACTGGGCAGAATTTGGAGTGGCTTCGTGATAATCCGAAGTTTCTATTCCCTAAAACTTCTGATATTTTAGGCAGAACTTATCAGATAGTGCAGCGTAAGGGTAACGCTAAATTCGCGCGGGAGTATGGCTGCGACAAGATAGTCACGGGGCGTAGACGCGCGGACGGGAACGTCAAAGGCGCTACTGAGGCGTACTATGACATAATCTATGACTGGCCTCACGAGCTTGTGTTTGCGTACCTGCACTATAGGCGGATACCGTTGGCTCCGATTTACTCATGGCCGGACGGATATAGGCAAGGAACACACGCTTGGCCGTTTCGTTATGCGAAGGGCAGAACAGACGCGGAGATGTGGCGCGAAGTCTTCGGTATCTCGCCGTCGCTTCGCAAAGCTGTTAGTAAATATTTTCCGGAAACTTTAGCATTTTAACCTTGACAAATTCGCATAATCGTCTACACGGTATTGTGTAATACTGCGTCGGCTAAAGGAGCGCGGGCTTACCGTTCCTCACCGCCTAGCCAGCGGGCGCGCGACCCCCGACGCGGTTGTGTCTTATCGGGGGTGCCGTATGACCGTAGACGAACTGCGTGCGCAGATTGACCGCTGGGAGGCGGCCTCGCTTGCCGTTTCGAGGGGTAAATCATACACAATCGACGGCCTAACGTATTATCGGCAGGATGCATCCGCCATACAGGCACAGCTTGACAGGCTGTATGCCCGCTTGGCTTGCGTTCTGCGTGGCGGGGGCTGCACTCGCGTCTCCCCGGTGCGGTCCATTGATTACGTGCGAACCCGTTGGATGTGGTAGGCTATGAGTATTATCCGGCGCATAAATAGCGCACTGCGCGCGCTAACGCGCACACCGCAGGCGCGCCCCGTGTCGCAAGCCGTGCGCAAGGTGACGAACTTCGGGCAGGAGCTGTTCTCGTGGCTTGGCTATGCGCGCCACGGTGCGTCTATGGACAGCCTACCGCTTGACAGCTGGTTTACCTTCCCAGCCAGCCCGCGCGATGATTGTGACAAAAATCAGTTTATGCTGCGGGCTCGCAGCCGCGACCTGTATACGTCTAACAGTTTTTTCGGTTCGATTATCCACGCAAAATGCGACGGCGTTATCGGGCGCGGGCTTGATTTGGACGCAAAGATCGACGCCGACGCGCTCGGTCTTGAGCTGGACGATGCCACCCGCATTGAGCGCAGGATTGAGGCGGCGTTTGCACGTTGGTCGCGAAATGTCGGTCTTGACGGCGAATCGCTGAACGAGCTGCTCTATACAGCATACAAAGCGTGCGTGTTGAGCGGTGATTGCATTGCGGACGTGTATTGCGACGCGGCCGCACGTTCAATCCGTGTGCGGATTATAGAATCTGACTGCCTTATCACGCCGCCGCAGGAATACGGCAACGAGCGCGTGCGCTCGGGTATCGAGCTCGCCGTGAATGGCCGGCCGGTTGCATACTGGCTGGCCACTGGCTTCGAGTTCAACTCCGACGGTTTCCCTGTGCGATATTATCGCCGCCGGAAATTCATGGCCGGTTTCCAGTCGCTGGCAGACGGTTCGTGGCTGTTCCCGCGCAGTGGAGCGCTGTTTATCCACACACCGTTCGATCGTCCGGGGCAGCTGCGCGGGCTCCCAATAGCCTCGCGTGTGATTGAGGATTGCAAGCAGCTTGACAGATACCAGAAAGCCGAACTTGACGCGGCGGTAGTGTCGGCCAAACCAGCGTTATTCCGCACGCACCCGGCTGTCGAGGCGCAGGCAGAGATCGACCTGATGGACAGCTTCGGGAAAATCCCTGGGCCGTCTGTGGATGAAACGGCCGAGCCGCCGCAGCATGAGCCCCCTGTGAACTGGGGCAACGGAAATCTAATCGACCTGTGGGATGGGGCGGATATGAAAGCGTTTAACCCGATGCGTCCCAACCCGGAGTATGCGAATTTTGTTGAGCATAAATTCTCGGAGATAGCCGCGAACCTTGGAATCAGTGCCGAGGTCGCGCTCAAAAAGTGGGGCGCGTCATATTCGGCCAGCCGCGCGGCGCTACTGGACGCACAGCGGGGCTATGAAGTAGACCGCGCGCGCTTCGTCGACCAATTCGTTCGTCCGCTGTACAACGCTTGGCTCGACCTGCATGCGGACGAGCTTGGGCTCACAGGGTATTATACCGATCCGGCACGCCGCAGCGCGTGGCGCTCGGCTGAGTGGATCGGCGAGCAGCTGCCGAACATTGACCCGACGAAGGAGATCGACGCCGCTGCAAAGCGCGTTCAGCTGTGTGTCTCCACGCTCGCACGGGAGGCGCAGATCGCAACCGGTACAGATATCGCCGCCAATATACGGCAGCGCGGTTATGAAGAAAGGCTTATGAGGGAGTATGGTTTGGTCAAGGACCAAAATGGCCAGCCAATAGACGTAATGGAGGGCTCCGATGCTTATCGCGAGTAGAAGTGGGGACAGCGTGAAGCTGTCGATTATTGGTGCCATCACGGGTGAATCGGACTGGTTCGCAAGTGACGCCGCACAGCTCGCCGCTGTGCTGGCCGAGGCCGACGGTGCGCCGCTGGATGTCTGGGTGTCTAGCCCAGGCGGCGACCTCGACACGGCGTTCGCCATGCGTGCACAGCTGGCGGATTACGCTGGGCCGGTTTCGATTAAAACCGCTGGTATGATTGCAAGCGCCGCGACGCTGCTCTTGTGCGTTCCGGGGGCTAAAGTGACGGCGCAGCTGGGTAGCACATTCATGGTTCACCAAGCAAGTATCATTGGTGCGGGTAACGCCGACGAAATGCGCAAATGCGCGGACGTGCTCGACGTTTGCGACGATGAGATTGTCAAGGTCTATCAAATCCGCATGAAGTGCGGCGAGGATGAGATCCGTGATATGCTCAAGGCCGAAACGTGGATGCCGTCCGAGCGCGCGCAGGAGCTTGGTCTTGTGGATGAGGTCGAGGCGTTCGGCGTCTCCGGCTATCTGGCCGAACCGCGGAATCCAGAGCCGCAGCCGGATATCCCGGAGGCGCTCGATAATGCCGTTTCGGCGCGCCTGGTGCCCCGTATCGAGGCGATTCAATCCGGGCTGGCAAATATATCAGCCAGCGGTGAAACGCGTGTACAGGCCATCCAGAACGCCGCAGAAAAGGCCGTCTCGGGTATCGTCGAGGCGTCAGGCAAAACCGTATCTACACTCACAGCATTGGGCGAGGATATCGGCGACGTGTTAGCCAAAGAGCTGCAGGCGTTGCGGGATGAGATGGCCGAGTGCCGCAGGTCTTATGACGCGCAGGCGCAGAAATACGCCGCGCTTGACGAAGCAATCTCGCGTGCCTATGCGCTCGCGGGTGGCGATTTGGGTTGTACGGTGCACGATGAGCAGCTCTCTCGTGCACGTGGGTTCAAACTGAACGTATAAGGGAGGGCGAGAAAATGCCTACTATGACAAGTGATTTCTTCTACAGTGCGAGGTATTGCACACAGTGCGTCTCGCTCAACGCGCAGCTCGCTAAAGTGCCGCGCGGTTCCATTATCGCCATTAAGGGATCGGCTCCGGTGTCCGCAAGTTTCAGCGGTACCGCCGCGACGATTTCCCCAACGGCCACTTTTACCGGCACTAAGGCGAATCTGTCTGGAGACGCGGAGGAGTACACTCCAGCCGGTTCTGTTTCGGTGACCGGCGCGAGCTACACACCGGCAGGCTCCGTAACGCTGTCCGGCGGCGCAAGTTCCGATGGTACCTTCGACGTTATCGGCGCGGATTCCGGCGCATACGCGCAGCCCTACGGCATTCTGCTTAAGGATGCCCCGGCGAGCAATGCTGCGCAGTCCGTGGACGTGATCGTCTTTGGCCAGCTTTTCTATGACTACATCAACGGCGTTTACAAAGACGCCAACAGCGACAACGATATCCCCGACGCAATCGTTGCGGAGCTTCGCAACTGCGGCATCGTGCTTAAGTAAGGGAGGGCAGGATAATGGCTGAGTTAGTTTCCCGTGTAATGCTCGACGCCATCGAGAAAACTATTGTGCGTCAGGGATCTTTTTTCCGCGATAAATTTTTCCAGGTAGTGTACGCCGTGCCCGAACGCGTGTTCGAGTATGACCGCATCACCTACAACGACAACCGCTTGCCGTTTGCGGGTTATGAATCCGAATCGACTACGGATGCCGTCCAGGGCTTCGACACGCAGACCGCGCGCTTTGAGTGCATCCGCCACAAGCATGTGATCACGCCGTTCGAGCTTGAAAACCGTCTGCCCGGCCGCACCGCCTACGACGATGCCGAGAAGATCGCAGAACTCCAGAATATCAGCTACGGCGAGCTTGAACGTGCGCTTATCCGCACCGAAGAGAGCATGGCCATTCAGGCACTCACAGAGGGCAAGGTCGAAGTCCAGCTGGCCGACGGCAGCAAGAAGTTGCTCGCTTCGTACTGGACTACCCCCGGAACTGGCGGCGTCGATGACCCTGTAATCACGGCCTCTGCTGCTTGGGGTGACAGCACAACCGGAGCTAAGATGCTTGAGGATATCCTCGGTTGGCAGAACCTTATTATCCAGAACGGCGGCGCGGCTCCGAATACCCTCGTTGTCGCCGCAAACGTTGGCGCTAAGCTCGCTCGCGCACTCATGGCAACGCCAACCGCGCTGCTTAACCCGGGCAACGTCGATGCCGGTGCGCAGTATGACATGGAGGGTATCCAGTACCTCGGCCAGTTCGCCGGCCTGTCGCTGTATGCCAGCGGTGCCGCCCTTGGTGGTTCGCAGCTGCTCCCGTCTAACACTGCGTTGCTCGGCTCCGCAAGCGTCGCCAAGATGATGTACGGTCCGACCTATCTGCCAGTCGGTGAGGAAGGCATGAGCCGCTACATTGGCCGCCGTTCGATCTATTCCGACGTTAAGCGTGATCCCGTTGCGATTGCGAATATCATCCAGTCTGCGCCGTTGCCGCTCGTTCGTCGTAAGTGGGACGTTCTGTACATCAAGGGTCTGGGGAGCTAGCCCATGCGCGTCCGAGCATTGCAGAATCTCTGGCACAACGCCGCAGCACATGTGGCGGGCGAGGCGTTCGATGTCTCGGACGCACTCGCCGAGCAGTTACGGCAAGCCGGGCTTGTCGATATCGTCGAGGAGCCTAAATCGCAGCCAGCGGAGCAACCTAAACCTGAGGCCGTCGAGCCGGTGGAACCCCCACCGGCAAAGCGTGCCGCACCACGTAAGAAGACGAAGAAGTGAGTATCTATGATCACACAGTTCTCGAGGACTTAGAGGACATCTACACAGATGATGACGGCTTCTGGGTAGAGCACGACGTGAACGGCGTTAAGATAAAGGCGATTGTGCATGCGGGCAGACTGTCCGTTCGCACGGCGCTGGTCGATCTGGGCACGTTCGCGGCGGACTGTGTGGTTATTGTGCGCGCAGCCGACTACGGTGGTAATTTGCCGTCGGTTGGCTCGATTTTCTTTCTTGACGACGTGGAATACCGGGTGTCGTCATCGAATCGCCTTGGTGGGTTATGCTTGCGCATAGCCTTACAGTGCGTGGAGGATTGAGCGATGTCAAAGCCCGCGATTGATCATAGGTCGTTCGAGGTTCAGCTTGCGGCTATGTCCGAGGAAGCCATAAGAGACGTAACGTCCCGGCTTGACGCGGCAGCCGATGCGGGGCTTGCGGTTTTCGACCGCTACGCGAAAAATGCGGTGACTTCACGCCCAACGCTCAAGCGGTTTACTCGTAAGAATTCTGTGGCGTGTAGTATTACTTATATTGCGTCTTTACGGTGGCCGAAAATTGAAGAAATCCAAGTCACGCCGTCGCTGGCGCAAGACACCACGGGGCACAATCGTCAGCCGATTACCGTCATAGGTTGGGTTGGCAAGCCGGTCACAATCCCGATGGGGTTTATCTGGCAGGGCCGTCTGTGGCGTAGAGATCCGGTTAGATCTGGGCGCGCTTATGGCTACTACACAGACAGCCGCGGCTATGATAAAGACCCGATTGTCTACGTCTCAGGGCGCTACTTATGGGAGCTGGACGGATTGCCGCGACCAGCGGACGTCTTGACGCGTTGTGCGGGCGAAGTTATAGCGGCGACGGAGGAGGTGCTGAATGCCAAACGAACGGCTGCTGCATGATGCTTATACGGCGAACGAATTGGTCGAGCGCTTGACGAATTGGCTGGCCGCCGAAGTGTGGCCGGGCTATACGGGATATTGTGACGCGTGTCCGGAGCCGTCTGTAGACCGCTCGGTTGACCGTTGCCCGTTCTTCGTCGTCGAGATAACACGGGGAGCTTACGGTGTGAACCGTGGGAGCGCCGCGCAGTCTGCCGCGACGGCAGACGTGTCGATACTTCTTCAAATTCGCACATCAAAGACCGATGGGACGGACTATTTGTGGGCGGTGCGAACCCTGCGCGATTGCATTGACGCGCTCGGCCAAAAGCTCTACAATCCCCCCAACGGCGTTATTTTTGGGGCGCTGCCTGGGAATTTGTCCTGGGAGATCCCCGCTGCGCAGCCGCGCCCAGTGTGGCAGGCTCGTATTGATATCAGCTTTGAACTACGATCCGCCGCACGTGATAACGGCGGGTTTTTAATCTAACGGAGGGTAGAAAATGGCTTATCGTCACGGTGTTTACACGAGCGAGGTATCTACCAGCATTCAAACGGCGGCTCCCGTAGATTCTGCCCTGCCGTTCGTGATTGGTGGTGCCCCCAAAGCAGTTGGGCCTGTACTTGTGACAAGCTGGTCGCGGTATTGCGCCCTTTTTGGTGTCGATGAGAAAGTCGATATCAATTCCGGCGCATACTCAAACGGCGGTTGCTTAACTAATTTTGCATATTATTGGTTTGTTCTTGCGGGTCGGAGCGATTGTATTATGCAGTCGCTGCCGCAGATGCAATACTGTTCACCGCTTTTCAAAGCAGTATCCGGAACGGCCAGTATTGATGCGGGCTTTAAGGTGTCTCTTGGTAGCGTCGCTGCAGATGATCTGGACGCGGCCTATGCGCTTTTAAACGGCGCGCGTGTCAAGGTGTCATTTGCGAGCTCTAAATATTCTGCGGTTATCATCGATAGCGAGGGCGTAGAGCACGCAACGACGCAGACGTCGGACGCAGCTATTGCCCCGTTTACTGTTACCGTTGGCGCATCGACGGTGACGTTTACGCTGTACGACGGCTACACAACCTCTGTAGCGGACGCTGAGTTTCCGTCAGGGGTTACGGAGGTTTCTGTAGAGCTTAACATGTGTGGCGACACCGTTAAATCCGGCGCGGATATTATCGCGGCCATACAAGGTATCCACACGCTCTACGAGCGGTTTAATCGCGTGGCGTCGTTGCTCACGATTCCTGGGCGATTCGGTGACGTTAAGTTGTATTCCGGCTTAGTGCAAGCAATGGCCGCTGCGGTGTCGAAGATTGGTGGTAGATTTAAGGGCGTTGCGCTTGTTGATCTCCCTGACGGGTTCAGTGGAAACGGTGACGGCGTGTCCTACGATGATGTGCACGAAGAGAAGGAATCAACCAGCCCGTTTGTAATATACAGCTGGCCCTACGTCGGCGTCGGGGAGTCTAGGTTTAACGCTTCGACGGCGCTGTGTGCCGCGATTAACGCGACGGACGGCCAATATGGCGGATTGCCATACGTCTCGCCGTCGAATAAGCCGCTCCCAGTCACCGGCGCGTACTATAAGTATGAGAACGACGATGACGTTATTATTGAGGAGCCAGTCTTCCTTACCCGGGACGACGTGAACGCGTATCTTGGCGCGTATGGCATCACGGGCTTCCGTAATACTGCACAGGGTTGGGTCGCTTGGGGAGATAATACCGCCGCATTCCCCGGCAGCACGGATGTCAAGGACTACATGATCCCGATTCGCCGCATGTTTAATTACGTGAGCAATCAGTTCCAGGTATTTGCCGACGCGCGTATTGACATGCCGCTGAATTTGCGACAGCTTGAAGGTGTGGTTAAGTCTTTTAACCAGATTCTTGCCGGTTGGGTTGGCTTCGGTGCATTGAACGCTGGAAGTGTTGAGCTCGACAAGGAGCTGAACACAACTGCGTCGCTGTTGTCCGGCACCGTTTATATCCGCATTCGTATTGCGCCGCCGCCTGCGATGGTTGTCATTGAAGGCGTCTTGGAGTACGATGTACAGGGCTTCGAGCGCTCGCTCGCTTAATAGGGAGGTGAATCATGCCATTGACTACACAAATTCCTGAGCGCGTGTCGCAGTGCCGTGCTTACTTAGACAACACACGCCTTTCCGTGACTGGCGAGCTTACGCTTCCGGACTTTTCACGTCCTACGCAGGATATGACCGGCGCGGGAATTGCCGGTACGGTGGCCACCCCAACGCGTGGGAACCTCGACAGTATGCGGGCGAGCTTTGCCGCGCGTGTAATGACTCCGGAGTTTCTCGCAGCGTTTGGCTTCGGGCAGCACACGCTTGAGTTTCGCGCGATTATCCAGGGTTCCGACGCGCAAGGAGCTACCGAGCAGCGGTTCAGCGCATTTATGCGCGCGATTCCCGTATCGACGACCTCCGGTACCGTCCAGAACGGCGAGGAGATGGGTTCCAGCATCGAGTTTGAGGTGCTGGATATCCGCATTGACATTGACGATGTGACGTATGTTGATATCAGCAAGCTGAATAACGTCGTGAAAATCCGCAATGCGCAGGGGGTTCTTGTGGACGAGAACCAGTCGGCGCAGCAGTACCTTGCTTAATCCGTGGAGGGCTTAAGAGATGGCAAGCCAAACACCAACAGCGGACGCGCTCAGCGCACGTCTGCGCGCTATTATGGTCGCGGGCAATAACTTCATCGACGACGGGTTGCAGGCGCGTCTGCGGGGTCTTAAGCCTCGTGATATCGACGCTATAAAACCGCCGTCACTTGCTGAGGCGGGGGGCGTGTGGGTTAATGATGCAGCGTTTTGCCGCCGTCTTGGTGCGCTGCTTTTTAATGTGAGCGACGAGACGGTGGACGACCTGAGCATCCACGACTATCAAATTTTTCATGCGGCGGTATTCGCAAATTTTACCGATTATATGGAGCACGCGACCCCGTAGCAGCGCTCCGGCGGCTGGCCGTCATGCTTGGCGACCGGCTGCATACTGATTCCGTGAGACTGTATGCGGATTCCACAGCGGGGGAGCTATTAGACTGGGTGCAGGCCGTGGAGGGCATTGATAATGGCAGACGTCGTCCGTAAAATTGAGATTACCGCCGCGCTCTCGCCTGATTATCAGAGTGCGTTCAAGGCCGCCGCCGGTATCGCTAAGGATACAAGCGCACAGATTAGCGCGCTCACAAAGCGCGAAGCCGATTTGCAGAAATTGCTCACGCTCGATGCACAGCGTGCGGCAGCCGCGCAGTCTGGCAACGCCAAAGAGGCAGACAAGGCCAGCGCGGCTTACGACAAACTCGCTCAAAAGCTCGGCGTTGCCGGGCAGTCGTCGGAGCAGCTCCAGACTGAGCTCAAGGGAATTGGCGAGCGACGCGTAGACTTAGAGAGGTTGAATAAATCTGCGTCTAAGCAGGCCGCGCTTGGTCAGGCTGCTGCGGATGTCAAGCGATTGAGCGAGGCTTACAAGCGATTTAAAGACCCGGCGTTATTGAAAGCCCTTGAGCAGAGCAAACAAAAATTCGCACGTTTGGGCGGCGTTCTGCCAAAGGGGAAGCAACTGCGGGCGTTTAGCGGTTTTGGCGAGCGTCTTCAGCGTATCCCAGGGCCGGTCGGGTCTGTTGCAAGGTCATTTGCCGGGCTCAAGTCCGTACTATCGGGACCCGCAGGTGTCGTCGCGGGTATTTCCGCGTTGGCAGTTGCGTCCGTAGGCGCAGCGAAAAAGTTGTGGGATATGGGTGTGTCTGCCGCGAAGAGTGGCGACAGAATCATTAAGACCGCTGATGCGCTTGGAATTTCTACGGATGCTTACCAGGAGCTGTCTTATGCGATGCAACGTGGCGGCGCGTCTGCGGAGGATTTCGACGCCGCGTTAAAACACGTCGAGCAGCAGATGGGCGCAGCGGTGCAGGGGCAGGGCAAAGCGGTCAAAGCATTTTCGCAATTCGGTATCACAGTCAAAGATATCGAGAGCATGAACGCCGAGGAGGCGTTCTATGCGATCGCGGATGGTATAAGCAAAATCGAGGATCCATCCAAGCGGATGAAGGCGAGTTTGCAACTCTTAGGCGAATCTGGCGAAAAGGTTGCGCATGCCATGCGCGGCGGCACTGCGGGTCTCGATGAGCTGCGCAAAGCGGCCCGAAACACTGGCAATGTTCGCACGCGAAAAGAACTTGAGCAATCAGCTAAAGCCGCGGACATGCTGCTCGACGCGCAGCTGTCGCTAAAAGGGGCGTTTAACGACGTAGCGTATGAGGTGCTGCCGACGGTTATCGGTGTGCTAAAAGACCTTGCTGGTTGGGTGCGCGAAAATCGAGAAGGTATCCGGCGATTTGCTGAAACCGCAGGGACATTTATGCGCGGCTTTGCCAAGGTCGTGAACGTTGCGTTTAGCGGCATTTCTGCGGGGATAAAGATTGTTGCCGAGGGCATTTCATTCTGGCAGGACAAATTCGCCGCGTTCTGCGAGTGGATTTCCGGGGTATTTACAGACGTTAAAGACGCCATCGTTGGCGCATTTAAGGCCGCGTTCGATTGGATTTCTGGTGTAATCGACGGCATCGTTGACCGATTCCGCAGAGTTAAGGATTGGATCCTCGGCGAGGATGATGTCAAGCCAGTGATAACAGGGCACGCGTTGTCAGATGAAGAAGTCGCGCAGATTCGTGCCCGCAAAGCTGCGGCTAATCAGATACAGGTGAACGTGTCTGTGGATGCGCGGGGCGGCGATTCCGCGACGGGCGCGGCAGTTCAACGCGCCTTGTCAAAGTCACAGTCTGCGACGGCGCAAGGCGTCGAGCGCGCACTTAATCAATTTGGAGCACTTGCGGAGGGTGTCTGATGGCATACGTCACAATACAGGGCGATACGTGGGACCAAATCGCGCTAAAGGTCTATGACAGCGACGTTTCGACGCGCGATATCATGGCAGAGAATGGCGTGCGAGACCCGCAGTTGTTGGCAGTCTGGAGGTTTCCGTACGGTGAGCTGTTCGTTACGCCTGAACGCACACCGGACACGTCTACTATTGCACAGCTTCCGCCGTGGAGGCGTCCAGATGATTAGATTCGATGTGTTATATAACCGTCTGGATGCGTCGCTACTGCCGTTTCTCGAATCCGTCGAGTATGTTGACACCGTCGGGAAGGAACCTTCTACGCTTAGCGTGTCACTGTGCAACGCTGATGGTCGTTTTACTCGTGAGTGGTCTTGCACTAAGGGTGATGCGTTATCCATGCGCTTTGGCGCGGCCACGCCGGATCCTCTCGCCATCTCAGAGGTGTCTGTCGAGGCCGTTCCGCGCCTTGTCACGTGGCGGGCGTCTGCTCGCCCCGCCACGAGCAGGGCACCATCTGGGCGCGGCGGGGGTACGCCCCCGCCGTCGTCGGGCGCGCTTGTCAGTGATAAGCGCTCGTGGGATTCACTGTCGCAGATGTCATTGCGTGCCATTGCACAGCGGGTGTGCGATGAGTGTGGCTTGTCGCTTAGGTATTCCGCTAAATCTAATCCGAAAATCCCCAAGGTTGCGCGCTATAACGAATCCGGATACCATTTGCTGGAGCGTTTCGCGCGTCGGTATGGGCTCGCCGTGCGAGCTACGGCGTCGGAGGTTCAGATCGTTGCCCGTCCCGGAACTCCGGAGGCCCCCGCTCAAGCGAACATAAATATCCCTGCCAGCGCGATCATATCGATGCAAAGTGTCGAGGCGCTACCTGTTGCGAAGCTTCAGTCTGTGCGTGTGGATCCGAGGACGGGAAAGCCGGTGCGAGTGTCTATTGGCGATGCAGATGGCGGTGTGGTTTCCGTAGGATACACAATGGAAGACGCTGCGGGTATCTACGACGAAGCCGTACTTGACGCCCTTGCGGGCGAGCTCACGGTCTATCCGGACGCGCGGTATGTAGCGGGTGCAATCGTCAAAATCGCCGGTGTAGGCTTGCGTGTGATAACGGAGATGCGCTATACTCGCACGGGTGATGCTGAGACAATGACGATCCGGACTAGGGGAGCGTGAGCTATGGACTTGCAGTACGGTGAGATTGTTAGCGTTAAGGACGGCCGGGCGATCGTTCGGCTCGCGGGGTACGAAGCGGACGCGGCGATAGACATGGTGCTTTTGCACCCGGGCGGCAGTTCATCTGTCAAGACCTGGCTCGCGCCGCAACCGGGCGATTGCGTGGCGGTGCTGCTTAATACCGAGCGCTTGGACGAATCTTGTGTCGTTGGCAGTGTTTATACAGACGCTCAGACCGCACCAAAGTCCGGCGGTGTCGCCGCTATTCAAGCGAGCTACGTCTACATTGGCAGCTCTATGGAGGGCATACAGAAAGTCAGCCGTGACGATCATGTGCAGTCGGAGCTTTCCAAGATTAAGGCCGCGCTCGATGCGCTTGTGTCGGCATTCAACGAGCACATTCATGTGTATCTGAATGGAACCTCACCGGCGAACACGGCGGCCCCGACGATCCCGGCTACGCAGACCTACGCGGTAGGCGCAACGGCAGCAGACTCGGTTTATGTTAAATAGGGGGGGGTGCAATGATTGTCGGCTCGTATGGTGCTTTCGTATTCGGCGTGCACGGCGCGGAAGTTTCGCGGTCTGACAATAGCCGAGGTGTGACATTTAACTCGCTCACGCAGGTTACGCAGTCCCGGCTACTTACACATACGACCGTCGAGGGTTTACCGGTTGTTGAGTTCGCTGGTGTAGACGCGGATAGAGTAACGCTTACGGGGTCAATTAACGAGCATACGTGCAGTGATGTTGACGGCTGCATATTGTCGCTAAGAAACCTACAATCAACGAATAAGCCGCGAGCGCTTACACGCGGCGAACGCGTGTTTGGCATGTATCTGATAGAAAATCTGTCGATTACAGAGGAACGGTGGGCGGCCGACGGGGAGCTTGTCGCTGCGACCTACTCGCTCAATCTGATAGCCACGAGGCCGACGAATGGATAAACTCTTTCCCGAAACATCTCAAGAAATTCTGTTGAGCCGCGCCTCGTGCGTGACTTCGATTCTGCGCGGCGACGTGCCTTACTGCCGCCGGTTCGGTATCGATGCGCGGCTTGACGCCGCTGTGACGACCGACGCTCAAATCCTGCTCGGTGATGCGGCTGCGCAGGTGGAAATCGAGGTGCCAAATGCGCAGGTCACCCGTGGAACGGTCGGTGTTGACGAGCATGGGCGCGCAGTTGTTCGGCTTGTTGTAGAGGAGCGTGAATAATGGCAGATAATACTCCGCGCTTTGGCGCATCTGATTTTTGGCTTGTGCAAACGGATGCGGCGCAGTTACGCGAGCAGCTTCGATCTGCTCTTGAAACCGTGCTTGGGCGTCCCGTCGTCGATGCCGATCCGCACATGGTGCTGGCATCGGCTTTTTTGCCATATCTTGTACAGGGTCAGGCCAGCGCGGACGTCTGTGCAAAGGCAACGTTACGCGCTTTTGCCGTCGGTCAAGACCTCGACCGTATAGCGGACAGCACATGCGTGGTCGGCTATCTTAACCGTTTGCCTGCACGCGGTGCGGTGTTGGCGTATGTGTTGTCCTGCGAGATCACACGGTCAGACGGGATACAGGATAGCCAATGTGCACTTAGCTGGACGGCAACACGCGTTGTCGAGGTTGACGGCGAGGAGGTTACTTTTCGCGGCTCAGGCGTCGAATACGTCAATTTTGCTGCGACGGACGGGGCGACTAAAGCGGTTTGCATACCGATATATCTCGTATGTGATAGCGTGGGTGTGCGTTATAATGGCATTTTTCCGGAGGTAGTCGCGCCACAGTGCGTACTTGACGCTGATGTAGCTATCGCGGCGTCTGGAGTTGAATCCGGGCAAGGCGTTGGCGAGGCGTATACCATAGCAGACGTTGCCGGTTATCGGTGCGGCTCGTCTTATAACGGTCGCGATGAGGAAGACGATGAGGCGTTTGCAATTCGGGTTGCGTGGCAGGCGAAGGCGCTGCGTGTAGCGGGGAGCTACGAGTATTTCCGGTTAGCGTTGTCCGAGCTGCATCTTATCGCGGACACATACGTCGCGCCGGAGGTAGATGATGATGGGAGAATTGTATTCTGCTGGACCGATAAAGCCGAGTTGTGTGCCAGAGAGTCGGGCATTTCTATCACTCAGCGCGGGCAGGCCTTTTGGGAGTTCTATCGGGCGGTTAAATCGGCGCTGCTAGTTGAGCAGCGCGGATATATTTATAACGCCGTGTGGAGGTTTGATATTGGGTACCTGATTGGTTATGCAATCCCCACAGGGACGCAGGATGTTGCGACCGCTCGGCGAGCTATTGAGGCCGCGTGGTCAGAGTATGTTTCGGCGCATGCCTGGAAATGCGGTGCGCAACTTAGGTTGAGCGCGATGTTTCAGGTGTTGATAGACGCTGGCGCATCTAACGCGGAACGCCTAAGTGGATCGTCGTCGATAGTTCTCCCCGCGGATGCGATTGTAACGGGGACATCGTTTTCACTAACGTACATGGGGGTGTCTACGGACAGCCAACCGCCGATAGGTGGAGACGGTGAGGAGGTTGTACCATGACGCGGCTACTCGACGCATACGCGGACGTGCTGCCTTACGGGCTGCATCCTACGCCGTTCGGCGAGGTTTGGCGGGCTTTGCAGCTCGTGGCGGCGTCTGTTTGGGACGTTGACCCATCGGTATATCGCGCTGGCATCGCGTGGGGTTGGTACGTTTTGCATAGCCCGGAGGCGTTGGAATCGCAGCGTGAGCTTGTTATCGCGGCTCTTATAAGTGAGCAGGCCCCGCTTATAAAGTCGGATCAGACGACTGCGGAACTCGTGGAGTATCTGAGGCAATGGCGTGAATATAAACCGACGTATGCTAGACTGGAAGCGCTATATAAACTGTTCGCTGCAGATGTAGAAATCTTACCGGTATCAACGCCTGGGGCTCCAGAGGTTGAGGAGGATACACGGCTCGCGTTTTATGTCCGCATATATGGCGTAGATTTCAGCCGCATGCTTACACTTGACGAGGCGTACACAATCGCTATTCGCGCGACGCCGCTTGGTAGTAGACCTATCGTGTACTATGAGTTGGCGGAAGAGTTAAGCATTGACGTTCAACCGCTTGAAGCCGGGATTCCATCTGTAAATTGTGAGAATGATGCGATTTGCGAGCCGGTTGGTCCAGTTCCGCCGCCAATAACACAAATCCCTGTTGGCGGCATAATGACATCAACAACAGACGATGTGATCTACATGGATTCGTTCGGCGGAATAATGACCGCTGATGCATAAGGAGGGTTCTATGGGGTTTAAGATGAGGTCATGTTATGTGTTGGGCGGCTCCGATGAGTTCCCGACTGGCACAACGGACGCGCTCAGACGGTCAAGGAGCGAGACTCTATTAACGAAATGCGCTCAATGCCTGATTGACTGCGGATGTGGATGGCAGCTTGACACAACAAAAAGCACAAGCCTCACCGATTACACAGACATTCCAAGCCTGCAAACCACGCCGAAGTATATGCCGGGGCTATTCTTTATTAACACAATCAGCGGTTGCAAGCTATTCATGAGTTATTTCGGCACGGCTGGATGGGTATACGGAATAAAGAATTTTAATAGTTCCAATCTTGCCCCATCGTCTACAAATCGGCACACGGGGCTCTGCATATCGATTATTCCTGGCGGATCGGAGAGTGTATTCGGAGATCCAACACAAAACTCATTCATACCAAGCGATGCAACAAGGATCTGCGGATCGTTCTATTATAATTCGAGCAGCGGTTCCTATGGTTCGGCGGCATACGCGCCGGACAGTGGTACATATTATAAATACTACATTTTTGCCACATCTACGGCGGTTGCGGTAGCCGCCTCACACGGATCGTCAATACCCGGACTGCCAAACGTTCCAATCTATGCAACAGGTAGGATTCTTGGCAACCTTGCACATGAGTCTGACGATGCGTCCAATGCAAATTATGCAACAGTTATGTTTAGAAAGCCGTCTAGCAGTTACGAAGGTGAGGGTGTGGTACTTACATCGGGAACGAGCACGTTTGTCGGCGGAGGAAATTACACGTATGTAGCAGGATATAACAACGAGGGTACGGGATCAAACATTGGTAGCATTTATTGCACAGCGGCCATAGCTAGATCAAATGGAACGTGGATTAATGGCAGTAGTTCGACAGCTCCATCAAGAAATGTAATTCACTACACAGCAAATCCGTACTTTGTTAATACATGTGTATCATCGAGTTCAATCGCCGCATGGTCGCCAATTGCTGTTGCGTCAATAGCTGCGGATCTGGCAACCTATGGAGTTATTCCTGGCAATGGATTTAAGGGATTCTTGGACACAGATCTATTTAGATGCGCCGGTGCTGGAACGCAGGGAACTACGTTCGACAACGATAAATTCTATTACTGCGAGACCAACAAGTATCTTGTTATCGGTTGGGATCCGTCCAACAATAGTTAGGGAGTAAGCGTATGGATACGCCCGTTTCTGAGTTAATCTTCGGTTTGAAATAATGGAAGAACACAAGAAGATTCTGGAAAAAGCGTGCGTTTTCTAAAAATGCTGATTTAGACAGCGACGATGTTGTCTTTTGGTAGGAGCAAAACATCATGGCAAACCCGTTCAGTATTAACGTTGTTACGCCAGCCGGTGCGTCATTAATCGCATCGGCAACGGCGACAAATCAGATAGTGTTTATAGGCGCGAAGACGGCGACAACTGCGGCAACAGACGCGACGGATCTTGCTGGCAAATCGCTATCATTCTATGACGGCGCAAGCGGATCCATTGATTCTTGTAGTGCTACAGACAGCACCGCAAAGATAGTTGCAAGATTCGGGAATACAAGCGGCGCAGCGCAAATAGTAAAATCAGCTTGTATCATCGGAAAACTTGCAAGCCAGAGCGACGCAGATGCCGTTATTGTTGCTGCAATGAGCGATGATGGTAGTGAAATTGTCTTGCCTTCCAGCGCATCACCGACACAAATCATTAGATTCCCATTCAACATTAACATAGATGTAGCCGGGTCTGCTTCTACAGTCTACGGCGACGGCGCAACGCTTGCAGATCTGCAAAGATTTGTGTCGATGTATAAAGCTGGAGATCCTACAAGCGGGGAAAGTCAATCAATTCTCGGGACGAAAGTCTTTACTGGCGACGTTGGGATCGGTGGATTCTTACAAGTTGCTGATTTTATCCGAGGCAACAATGGATGCGGAATAGATGACGGGATTACCATTAATAGCGGCGGTCTGGAAATTAGCGAAACAGGACTGACCTCTGATTGGGAATTTAAAGCGGTCGTAAGTTATAATGCAGTCGGGCCGATTATTACATTTAATTTCCCTAATTACAATGGCTCAGGGCATGCCCCGGAGGTAATGCTTATCGCAGACACACAGTCGAGGATCGAGCTTACTGCTGATAGCGTAGACGTATCGAGCGCGCTGTCTGCTTCGAGCTTATTCGCGCTATCGGGATCTTTTGGCACGGCTGGGAATACGAACGGTACGCTGACCGTGTACGGTTCGGCCAGCGTATCCGGCGCTTTGTCTGCGGGCACCATAGCTACGGACGAGCTAACCTCTACAGACGGTACGACAACAACACGGCTGGATAAGACCGGATTTTCCACGGGGGACGGCACGCATTCAGCCGGATTTGGCTCGAACGGAACGGGTTCGGTTTCTGGCACAATGTACGTTGGCGCATTGGACTCAAGCGGTAGTGTTTCAGCACCTTCAGGCAGCATTTCCGGTGAATTGTCTGTCGGAGGCTTGAGCGGCTTGGCCCCAAACAGTTCTGTAGGGCCCCTCGTTGTCCCTATCGGCGGGATAGTTGGCGTACTTGGGAAGGAGGGCGGATATGTGAACACCATATCTGCTGGTGGCTCTGCAACCTTCGGTGCGAGTCAGGTTAAGACGTGCAAATGGAACTCCAGTACAAATGCCTGGGAAGAGGGCGAATATATCCCCGCAGGCACATACGTAGCGCTAACGGGGTTTGTCTATGCCTCTGGCGGTTCTTCTGGTCCGGTCTTCTTCATTCGCACGGCATAATTGTGGAGTGAGAATACAGCCGTGATATCCGCTCACATTGCAACAATTATCGTCCTGGCATTCATTATCATCTTCGGCGTGGGGGTGCCGATTTTGGACAAGCGTGTTCCTAAGTACATCTCATACCGTTGGTGCGTTGTCGTCGTCGTGCTCGCTCTGCTTATCGGCGTTGTCGTCGATTTCGGCGAGCTGCCGCAGGATATCCGGCGTGCGGTTGTTATCGGCGGCTTGGTGATAGCCGGAGCGTACATCGTGCTGCGCACAGTGGAAAAAACCCTCGCTAACGGCTGGCTACGCGGGGCCAAAATTGAGGCAAAAAAGGGGGATATCTCGGTCAGCGTGTCGTCAGATAAAGATTGACCACTCTATTTTGTTGCCTTTTCGGCTACCGTAATGAAACGGCAGTATTCAACCCCACAAAAAAGTTTCAGAAATCCCAGTCGTCGCGGTCAAGAGCGAGCAGCTCGCCCGCGATTTCCTGCGCTTTGAACCGCTGCTCGGTCTCGTTGCGATCGGGGTTCCAGTCGTACTGCCAGACGGGGCACCGTCCGACCAGTACGTTGGCCAGCTCGTCGATCTCTCCGCCGAGGGCCTGTAAGTAGGTGATGGGAACACCTGCCTCGCATTCACGTTTACGCACGGCTATCCGGCGCAGGCATGTTTCTGGCAAAGCGTTCAAGAAGATCGCACACGTTGGGGGCTCGATAAATTCGCGCATATTGCGGTGCGCATCCAGATAGCTCTGGATTTCTGCGGGGCTAAAGTACCCGTCGGCAACCTGCACATTGGCGAAACAGATATCCCCATAGTAACTGCGGTCTAGGATGTACCAGCCCTTTCCAGCCAATGCCGCGGCCTGTGCGTAGCGTGTAGATTTAAAGCGTTGGTGAAGCAGGTGCATCTGCATTTTATACGCGTTGCCAGCCGGGTCGGCATAATAGTCGGCCAGGAACGGATTTGTCGTTTCATCCGGTTCGGGAAGATATTCTGCCCGCACGCCATTGTCTTGTAGCGCCCTAGCCAATAGCGCGGAAAATGTAGATTTTCCTACGCCGATATTGCCCTCGACGATTACATACCCCGAATTCTTCATTGTTCTTTGCTCCTCAAGAAAAGCGGATCGACCCGAAACGCACAGGTCACAAGCTCGGCCAGCGCTTTAGCTGCTTTCGTTGGTCCGTGTTTCCGCAGGTTCGCCCCGCCCATGTTATATGCCATGACGGCGCGCCGTTCGTCGCCGTCGAAAACTTCCAATAGATGCTGGATGTACCTACCGGCAGCCAGTGTCGCCGTGTACGGGTCCGCTCGGTCGGTGCAGCCGTAGCGCCGCGCCGTTGCCTGTGTGAGCTGCCACGGGCCGCACGCGCCAACGTTGGAGCATACTTGGACTTTCCCGCCGCTTTCCTCAAGCATAAGATAAAGCCATTTCTGCTCAAGATCTAGGTCGTACAGTGCTTGCGCGGCCTCCCCTATCCATTGGCCAGCACGTTCGGCGCGAACGGCTGCCCGTTCTGTGACGGCCTTGTAAGCCCACGGTTGGCATACGGGTTCTGAAAATGCCGTTTGCGGGGCCAAAGCTGCCCCTATAAGCGCGAGTTTAAAAAGCCGCATAAATCCCCCTAGCCAGACAAATCAGCGCGCTGAGTAGCATCAGCGCTCCGAGAAAGCCGATAAAAAAGATAAAGGCGCGTTCAAGCATTGCGCTCCCTCCGAGCTAACCCATCGAGGTCGTCCGCCTGTGGGAATAGGTAGACAGGCGGCTGTGCGACGGATATCGACATAATAACTGCCCTGGCCGTATCGACGGAATCCACGACGATAACCGGGCAGCATCCTTCGGTGCGGATACGGTCAAACTCTACACGTTGCGACGGCCGGGGGCGTTCACCGGGGGCTTTCGTCTCGATGAAAAAAGCGCGGCCATGCATAAGCGCGATGTAATCCGGCGCGCCCATACGTCCCTCCCAGTGGCATTTCCGCAGGTAGACGTGTTCTTCTTTGGCCGCACTGACCAGGGCGGCGGCTATTCTATGCTCAGGCGTTTGCATCGATTATCTCCTGTATCCTGCGTTTAAACGTGCACCATAACTCGTCCCTGGAATCATCTGGATCGTGCGGCATCGTAACGAGCGGACGAGGACACGGCTTGCCAGTGGCGTCGTAGTGCCGTAGCACGCGCCGCGTAGATATCCTGCGCCGCAAGCAGATCCATGCGATTAATTGAGCGGCAAGCTCAAGTTCTGCCTGCAGAATAGTCCAGTCTAGGTCAGACACAGCCTTGCTGTTTGTGTTTTCCTTGTGAACGCACAGCTCGATTCCGATGGAATTGCAGTTTCCCTTAAATTTGCCATCTGGATCGATTGTAGCGTGCCACTGTTCCGCGTGACGGCATCCGGCGTAACGAGTGTCTGGCTTGCCGTCACCCACATGCCAGGTCGCGACGGATTCGTCGGCGCACATGTAGATTTCGTGGTCGTCCACCACGTAGTGCGCAGAGGTCTTAGCGTTCTTGCGGCTAAAGCCCCGTGCGGTCGTTTCTGCGCTTGTGTTAGCGACGCCGGTATAGTGCACGACAACAAATTTCGGTGCATATCCCCCACGTTTCCGCTGGCAGGTTGCACCGTAGCGTTCGATTATCTTAGGCGGTATCATTTGCCCTCCAGTAGCTTGTAGTACTCAATAATTTTATCGACTTCGACCTTGCAGGCTGCCCATGCGGCGAGCGCATCGACGTATGCGGCGAGCAGGTCGGCCTGTGTCTCAAGGCGTATGGGCGGTGCTGGCCGGGGGCACGGTGTCACCGTCGGCGGCGCACACGAGGCTGTCGTAGGCAGCGCGGGCGAGCTCGCACACGCGCTCGTCCAGAACACCGCTGTCAATAATATCATCGATGCGCCATAGCACATCCGCGTGTGTCCGCGCGATTTCCTGTCGTGTCCGGTCTGCATGTGCCTGTGCCTCCCTGAGTGCGTCTGCCGCTTGCTGCAGCTCATCGGCTCTGTGCTCGGCCTTCGCTGCACGTTCGGTCTGCTCAGCGGCTGCCCTGCGGGCGTCGTCAAGCCTGCGGGACAGCGTCGTAGCATACACCGACAGCGCAACGATTGCCAGTATTAAGACCGCCGCGGCTACTATAGCAACCCGGCGCATATTCCGATAACTCCGATGATCCAGGATGCTATGAATAGCGCAAGGTTTATGTGCGGCGTAAGAAATCCAGTGTCGAAAAAGTCCATTGTTACACCTCTTTAGCAAGCTGCGCTTTCAGCTTTTGATTGTTGCTCGTACTCGAAACAAACTCCGTCTTAACAGTCGTGGTCACTCGTTCGATCTTGAAATAATATCCCTGCGACGGCGGCCATACACCGGCTTCGTCGTTGAAATTTTCCTCTCTCACACAACTTCTACCGAAAGCCTCGGCGGTTTTGAGTTCATCGAACTGTGCCTGAAAAAAGTTCCGCTGGCCTTTCATCACTGACATTCTGTATTTCACGTGTATTTTGGTTGTCATTTGTTGCTCCTTTTATTCGATGTCGCCCTCAAGTGGTTTACCAGTTGGATGAACGGCTATAACTGTCAATCCTGAAATAATCCCATTTTCTGCCTTTTCGACTGTCACGCAAGATTGCCCGTGATAGATGTGGTAAAATGTGACCACACTACCGCTCGCATGAGGGAATATTTCGTCGTCTGGCAAAAAGTATTCATCCAGTGCTTTCTTGAAATCAGCGTATTTCATTTACGCTCCTTCCATGCAATTTTTCCGTCAACATTCTGTCCGATAAACACACCCGATTTGCTCAGGTCATAATTTCCCCTTCCATAAGAATCCTCGCAGTACTCGTCGCACCGAACGCAGTCAAACATGCTGCGGCCCATCCAATACTCTGCGACCACCCGCGCATCGTCTATCGTGTCGTAATCCTCCGGGCAAACAAACGCTTGCAGTTCTTCTTGTGGATACTCGCCGAGTTTGGCACCCGCAAAAAAGTTTAGCTTGTAATATTTGTCTTCCATTGTTCAATTCTCCTTCTAATGCTCGTTCTCCCTATACTGGATCCGGAACGTATTTGTACGTTCTTTCTGGTATCGTGTAATAAAAAACATAACTCGTCTCGTGTCGAACCCTCTTGTCGAAATCCGGAAAGTTCTGCATAACAACGAGGTTTGCAGTTTCATCTCGAATGTTCATGTTCTTTGCGAGGTAGAACGATAAGGCGTTACCGAGTGCAGCCTTTATCTCGTCTGCCCAGTGAAAGTTAACAATGAATGGCCGATTGTCGTCGTATCGTCTTAGCTTATACAGGTCTCTGATGTTATCGTGCAGCACGCTGAGCATAGCCAAGTCTCTATCCCAGTTATGCTCGCCTTTAATCTCAGATTCGACAAAGCGTATGTATTCGGATTCGTTCTCAGTTGCGCAATCACACACACGCCCAATCGCGTCTAACTGCAATACGGTTAGCTCGTAAATTTCCATCATGCCCATGCTCCTGTCGTCCACTTTTCCTATATTAACCTGACTTGATTTGATATTGTCAGCTTCACTTTCACAATGTCTGCCTTTGGCTTAGTTCCTTTGTCAAATGACCAACCCTTTTTAAAATAATGCGCAGCATCTTCTTCTGTTGCAAACCACTTCGACTCAAACGTCCAAGTTTTACCGTCGTCTGTTCCCGGATAAAAAGTGCGGATTACATAAAATTCCGCTTCGTCGTTTAGATCCTTGAATTTGTAGTTTGACGGCAAATCCCTGAGATCGTGAATGTCGATTTCATCAAAGAATTTCATCATACCGTTTCGTAGCTCCCATTCGTGTCATCAGCCCAACCAATTATCTTATGATCGACCCAAACCTCCACTCGCACATACTTTCGCTTTTCGATTTCGTGTTCCTTTGGCCAATCTGGATCAAATTGTGATGGTGGCAGCAAATCGTTCTCCAGAATGTTTTTGGCGATTTTCAAGTCGTGTGACAAAACGCAAGTCAACGCCCTATCTCCTGTTGGATCAAGCCATATCCTGTCTCCACTTGCCGCCTGTGCATCTGCCAGCGTGTGGAACATCTCGCAGGGGTCCTGGCTGCATTTGTCGAATCGCTGTTCGGCCAGCTTGATAGCGTCTTCGACGCTCGGCAGTCGTCCGTTCTTTTTCGTGATTTCGCACTGTGCGTAAAAAATCCCGTATGCCATTATCCGTTCCTCCTGCTATTTGTAGCAAAGCTCAAGTTTCTTCGCGTTCCAATAAGCCGGCCGCCGGGGAATGTATTCGCGCTCCGTGTGCAGAGACACCCACCATCCCTCCTCATTCCAGCCGCCGGATGTCTGCATTATGTTATTTATCGGGGTCTTAACCTCCGAGCCTGAATCCGAGCGAAAGATGCAGTGCCGTTTTGTCGCCCGTACAAAAGTTCCGAGCTCGCCGAACACGGTGTGACCGCTGCTGCATTGTCCGATAAAAACTCGCTGTCCAACTTCAATATCAACCCAACTCGCATTTGCCCAAACTTTCATGTCCGTTCCTCCACCAATCCAGCGGGGAACCGTTCCCCGCCGTTCATGTGCTCTATATACACAAGATTTAATCGTGTGCCAAATAAATTTTTTAATATTTTTTAAAATTTATACGAAAAGCTCGCCATTACTGCGCCATTTACGTTTATGTCGCAAATTATCGCCCGGTACGACTGCTCGGATTCGATGTAAATCCGCTTCCAGCCGTAATCTCGCACGTTCCGGCAGATAAGGACGGCCTCGTTTGGGTCGCGTAGGTCGATGAAATACAGAAACTCGATGTCACTGTGCAGGGCGTTAGGCTCGCCATCGTCGCAGGCATCCTCGGGCTCCAGCAGGTCGCCGGGGCCCGCGTTTACGTTGTCGCGGTAGTGCTTTTTGAGCTCGGCGAAGACCATTTCCTGCAAAGTCGGCTCGGGCTTTACCTCCTGTTTCTCTACCTGCGCCTTCCATGCAAAGAAGCGACGCTCATTTCTCGCCGCATAGGCTTTGCCCAGCCATTCAACCAGATTGCATCCCACACCCTCCGGATAACCGTCGTAGTGGATGTAGTATTTGTAAACCGTGCCGTCGTTTGTCTCTACCAAAATGTTCGTCCGAGTACTCATTGTCCGTTCCTCCTATGCTGTCAAGTCCGTGCCGGGCTATCGTCGCCCAACACGGTCTATATAAATCTTTTTAAAACGTGTGTCAAATAATTTTTTTAACTTTTAAAATTTTATTTCAAATTCTGCAGAAAGGGCATGCTTCCACTGTTTTCCGGACTTTTGACCGCAATCTGTATTCGCGTCTGAGCAAAACTGTGCTCCGTATAGCAGCCTTAGGTGCGGACGCGTAAGTAATCCGAGGCCCTTGGGGGACAGAACCAGTCCGACCTTCCCCTGCCAAATGTGCAACACGTCTGAGCCGTCCTGCGGGCCCCCGTTATAGGCATATTGCACGGAATACGCGGATTCCACGAGTGTGTGTGTAGCAGGTCTGTCGGCGCTATTTCCATTCGGATAAGCGGCGAAAATCTGACAGAATTGTCCGTACTCGCCTGCTTGAAATCCGCTGAAGAAAACGACCAAGACAGCATAGCGCCGAGCCCTAGCTCAGTCCGTTCACTGGTCGCGAGTTGTAGCTCGTGCCCGACAGTCAAGCTGTGCAGGCCGCGGCGAGTGTTATCCACCGCCGGTAGCTCTCTAGCGAAATTGACGTAAGTATCTGCTCTTTTTACGACGCCATCGCCTTGCCATTTGGCTCCGCCGACGATCTTGTATGCGGCGTTCCCGGTGGACGCACGCTCACCGTCTGGGGATTCCAGCTCGCCAAATACCTCTGCAGCAACGGACAACGTTGCACCGGACGTGGTAGTCCCGGATATTCCAAAGGCTCCGGTGATTAACGGCGCGTAATTGTCTCGAAGTCTGATATAGCCAGAATCACCTAGCGCAGCGGTTAATCTAACGTCTCCAACTGAATAATCCGCGCGGATTCCGTAGGTCTCTAGCAAAACTCTGCCGGGTTTCAAGTCGTAATATTGCATGACGCCCATCAAATAGTCTGCCGACCCAACGCGGATGGACAGCCCGTCTGTGAGACAGTTGTCTATCTGAACATACGTCTGGGTCAATACCAGCTTTGCGAGAGACCCGAAATTCGTGTCAGCGCCCTTGAACGTCTCACCTTCGAGCCGGATATGCGCGAGGACGTCCTGCATTGGGTGTGCTTCGGCATCGACCTGAAGCTTAGTGCTTTCATTCATCAAACGTCCTAGTAACGTCGAATTTCCAAGCGCCCCGGATTGGCCGCCGTTTAGCGAAGACAGCGCCCTCGCACGCAAGTAGGTGTCCACGCTTAGCCAATCCGTTATATCGCCGGCCAGCGCATGGCTCGGCAATAGCAGGGCAAACAAAGAAACAAAAAGTTTTCTCACCTTAACCTCCTCTGAGTTCGTCAAGAATTAAACGCTGGGCGTCGATCTTGCCGCCTAGTACATGCGAAATTCGTTCGTCAATCGTTCCCGGTGTGATTATCCTGGTGACCGCCACATCGTGCGTTTGGCCACGCCTGGCGAGCCTTGCGACGGCCTGTAACCACAGTTCCGAGCTCCACGGGCACGTCAGCCAGACGATTTTATGCCCGCCGCGCTGTAGATTCAAGCCCATTCCTGCGGACTGCGGATGCGCTGCCAGTACGTCAATCCGCCCGGCGTTCCATGCGTCTACGATTTCCGGGTGCTTCGCATCGAAACACGCAAAGCGCTTACGCGCCGTGCGTGCGGCGGCTTTGATATCGTCAATCGAGAAGTTGAACCAGTAGAATACAAGGTGCGGCCCGGTTTCAAGCGTAAGCAGCCGTGCGAGCGCCTCCCGCTTGCGGTAGTGCGGGCGAAGCGTATCGCGGGTGTCGGTCGTGTAATACTGCCCTCCGCTCGCCCACGCGGCGAGCTTGGCCACGAGCGCACCGGCAGACACGGCGGTTATCTCCTTTCCTTGGATCTCGGCCACCATATCCCGCTTGAATTGCCGATAAGCGTCAAGTTCCGGCGCGTGCATTTCGGCATAAACGTCCCTATACGTGACAGCGCACGGCGGCGGAGCTTCCAATCTGAGCACAAGATGCCGGACGGCCTCGAGCGCGGAATTGCGTGCCCCGGGAACTTCCTCAAAGCCAAAGCCGCACGCTTTGCGTCGCATGTACTGGCGGCGAAATGCCGTGATAGTCTTTCCAAGGCTCTGCCCCCGGTCTAACAGATAGATCTGCGGCCAGATATCCGCGATGCCCTGCGGGGCCGGTGTCCCGGTCAGCTCCAGTACGCGGCCCCAGGGGAACCACGCAAGCGCACGGAACCGCGCAGATGCAGAATTTTTGATCGAGCTCGCCTCGTCCACGACCAGCAGTGTCCGCCCCGGGCATACAGCAAGCGCGAGCAGGTCTTCGGAGGCAATGCAGCCACGGCGCGCCCCGGGAACAGCCAGCGCATCGCGACCGATGCAGTACACGTCGGCAGGCTGCGCCGCCTGCCATTTGCGCTCACGTTTGTCACCGCGCAGCGTCACGACGCGCAACTGCGACGTGTGCGGCCATAGCGCAGCCTCTTGTCGCCATGTGCTATCGGCGACGGCGCGGGGAGCCACAACCACGGCGCGCGTTATCATTCCCAGCCGCAGCAGCTCGGCGATTGCGTGCAGTGTTATCGCAGTCTTGCCCGCGCCCATGTCAGCCCACAGAGCGAGCTTGGGGCGGTCTACGATCTGCGCTATCACGTCGCATTGTTCAGCGGTTAGGGTACGCATTTCAGCCTCCCCGACCAGCATAACGCCTCGCCAAGTGTAAGCTCGAAGCAGATAACGCCAGGATAATCCACGTTACGCCGCTTTGGTCGTGCGGTATAGACCTCAACGCCGTTGGATCTGCCGTAGCGATACACACGAACGCGAGGCGCTATCCGGTGTAGCTTCCGAACGCGCCGGTAATATCCTGGATATGTACGGCATCTCATGATCTACGCCTCCATACACCGCGACGTTCTGTGTCGAGCTCCATGTAGTCACACAGCAGCGCGTACACAGCTGGATTCTTACGGGGCTTGTAGTAGGCACGATTTAACGCACCGCGAACAGCGTCCACTGAGATTCCGAGTTCTTCGGCTATCCATCGCGAGCTGCCAGGTTGTCTTTTTTCGCTCATTTATCGTCCCTCCACCAATCGAGAAATCCACGGCGCAATAGGTCGCCGATTGCCCAGCCGATACACGTCCCAACGATTAGCTTGATCATGATCATTTCCAATACCTCTTCGTCACGCCGCATTGTTCAGCGGTTAGGATTCTTGCCATCGGTCATCCCTGTACATGTCTATCCCAAAGTCACAGATACGCCTAAATAAAACATCTTTGTACTTTAACATGTACCCGCGCTGCTCAAACAGCAACTCTAACGCGTCATCCGTGAAGACTTTAACATTCAGCTGCCGCTCGATTTTGTCTATTCTGTCACACAGTTGATAGTATTCAATGCACAACCGATCGCGCCAATCAGACGCGTCGAAAGTACGCGTCGGCCATTGCCCAATCTGCGCGCATTCCTGTAATATTGAGTTCATGCTCATCCATCGAGTTACGCACGCGCCGTCCGTATAAGTCCCTTTCTCAAGCTTCCAGGGGTATTTCTTACCGTGCGACGGTACATACCGCGCCATGCGATAACTCAGTTCCCCGTTATTGCCGGATTCTTCTAGTATGCACAGGCTGCCCTCTTTTGGCAGTTCCGATACGTCATGCCAAATCATTGCTTTTCTCCTGTATAGTTAGCTTGATCATGATCATTTCTTGTATCTCCCCATAATTTCTGGCTCTGCGTTAAGACGCAGCCCGCGCCCCCACTCAGGAACGCGCTCCATCGCTGTTCGGATGGCTTGCTGCACAAATTCGGCGTCCTGTTCTGCGCATTCTGCAACAATCTCGTCGTGAATGTGCATAACGACCTGACAACGTCCGGCGTACCGCTCATGGATTTCGAGCAACGCGCCCAGCAGCAAATCGAATGCAACGGCCTGTGTGAGATTCTCTGCGAGCAGCCCGCCGTAGACACGTGTCATCCCGGCGTTCTTTGCCTTCGCCGGTATGGCTGAATTTGCCGACCCGTATGTTTCCACAGCAATCTCGCCGTTTTCCGGGTCTATTATTGGCTCCCAGTAGACGATACGCCGGCCGCTCGGTAGCTCCATCATCACAACACGACGCCCCGCAAGCGTGGTGCGGCGGATGCGCACGAGCGAGGTCTCGCCGACGCCTACAACGAAGCATTTATCTTCATTCACGGCGCGTACAAACGCGTCGTTCACCGACCGCCACAGCGCAAGCGTCTTGGGCCTGGACGCGCGCCAGCTATCGACGATAACCTGCGCTTCGGCGTCCGTCCAGCGCACACCATAGGCAGCCGCGAAACGCTGCAGCGCGCCAACGCCTCCGCCGTATCCGAGGGCGAGCGTTGCGATTTTCCCGGCCATGCGCTCATGCTTATCGATAGCGTCAATGCTCTTGCGGTACATCGCGGCGGCGGTTCGCTCGTAGATCTTCCCGTCACCGGCGAAGATATCGTTCACCCACCGCTCACCTGCAAGCCACGCTAGCACGCGCGCCTCGACAGCGCTATAATCGGCCACCACAAAGACCTTGCCGCCCGGGGCACAGATCGCATCCCGGCACAGGCTTGCGAGCGCATCGCACTCTTGCCCGTCTGCAATTAAGTGCATCATTTCGACGCCGTTTCGCAGGTCTGTAGCGCCGAGGTGCGCAGCGCGTCGCGTAAAAGACAGCATTGCCGGGTCGGCGAACCCGCGTGGCAGATTTTGTGGTTGAATGCCACGGCCTGCGTAGCGTCCCGTATGCGCTACACGCGCCATCAGTGCACCGCGTATCCGGCCGTCATTGCAAGCACGGCTCAGGAACGCGTCGAATTTTTTTCCTGCCGTCCCGCACGCGGCTTTGCGCAGCCGCAAGAGCTGCTCGACCTTTGGATGAGTGGAGCACTGCAGATCATCAGCGAGCGCTTCGTCCACGGCATCGCGGGCGAAACTGTCGAGCGGCCAGCCCTGTTTGGCGGTCCATTCCCGAAGTGCCGGTGTAGACCTAAGCGCCGCGCCGTCGGTAAGTTCGGTAGCCGCGCATTCGGCCTCTTCCTGTAAATACTCGTAGATGGCTTTGGCCCCCCGTATTTCGTCCACGTCGATGGGTATGCCCGCGTCGTTCACGGCGCAGTCCATCTCCCACTGTCGGCGCAGCAGGCTGTCATAGAAGCGCGGTGCGAGCGCGCACCAAACGGCGCGTTCTGCACGCACATCTTGCCGACAGTACTCGCACAGCTCATCGAACGCCTGCGGATTGGCCTCCGGCCCGCCTATGTACAGCCGCGACGATTGCACGCTGAACATATTGAGCAGCCGCTTTCCGCGTGCGTCTTTTTCGAGGTTGTCCGGCAGGCAGAGCGAATAGCACGCCTCCCGCAGGGCGTGCGGACGGCCTGCCGCGCCGCAGAGCATCGCGCTATCGGCCCAGCGGGAGGCCTCTTTTAGCGGCGGGCAAAGCTGCCCGATAACGCTGCGCTCAAATTGCGCGTTATGCGCAATCAGCAGCTCCGCTTCGAGCAACGCTTGGAATAGCCCGCATGGGGTAGGCTCACGATCGCACCGCCAAATTTTTGGCCCGTCTGGGAACGGGCTGTCGGCGTCGTCCCAAGCGGTGCAAAGAATCCGTGTCGTGGGATCTCGTGCGTATTTCTCGGCACCGCAGCTCGGCAGGTCACATGCGCTGGTCGTTTCGATGTCGATTACATATCGCGGCATCACTTCCCCCCTGTGCTAACCAGTGCCGTCGTTGCGGTCTCTTCGGTTACTCCGGCGAGCGACTCTTTAGGCATAGTCTTGGCCATCTGTGCCGGGGACTTTAACGCCTGCGCGATGAAATCTTCGGGGGTAGCGCCGAGACGTTCCGCCAATGCTCGGGCTTGCCCCTCGACGCCACCGTCTGCCTCGCGGATATCCTGCGACCAGATACGTCCACGCCTTGCTTGTGTGCGCCATCCGGGGACGCTTTCGCCTTTCTCGATTCTTGCCTTCGCGATTCTCACCAGGTCTTCCCTCACGGCGTCCATATCCTTTAGCGCGGTCAACCACGCGCCGATCTGCTCGTTTGTAGCGTCCTCATGCATCTGCGCCTCGCCTGCCGCGATACCGGCGAGCAGTAGCTTCTGGCCGATTGCGGCGCGGCACACACTACGCGCGGGGCAGTATTTGCAGTGGTCACCGGGTTCGCGCTCGGTCTTATCATCCGCGTGGCAAGCCTTCGCCGCGTTCATCTTTAGCCAGCGGGATTTCTCCACGAAGCCCTTGCTATCGTATTCGTACCACATCGCCCCGCCGCAGTCACCGAAGTCGGCAATCTCAGAGCGGGGCTGAACGATACCGATGATAATGCGTGGCGGGAGCTGTCCGATTTTCCGTATGCAGTCGTCCGCAAGGCAAGCGGCATAGGCGAGCAGCTGCGGATTGTCTTTCACCGGGACGGGCGAGCCACCGTACTTGAAATCTGCCACAATCAGAGCTTTGTCGCGGTAGTATGCTGCAAAATCGAGACGTCCGTGCAGGCATACGTTCGGCGTGTTGAGCTCGCACGGGGCTTCGATGTCGTAGCTACTGTTCTTCGGATCAAACGCGCCGAAAACCTCGCAAATCTTTGCGAAAATCGCGTCTGCATAGGTCTGCGCGGCGTTAAGCATATCCTCTTTGGCCAGCGCGTGCTCCGGCTCCTCTGGCATGCCCTGGACGGGTTCGACGTCCGTCATGTCGCGCAAGGTGCATGCCAGCATCCACGCGGCGAATTTATGCGCAAGTGTGCCCTCCTCAGCTGCGGGTGTAGACGGCAGACGGGGAAGCTGCCGGATAATGTGCTCGCTCCCGGGGCATGCACACCAACGGGCTGCGGCGCTTGGGGATAGGCTGTAAACGCTATTTGTTGTCATGTGTCCGGTCTCCTTTTTGCCCGCATTTCTGCGGGCGTCGTAGTTACTTTTCGCCAAGGGCTACTCGGCGGGCTTCCACATATCCGATGGCTTTAATCAGGCATGCAGCCGACGCGTAGGTCAGCCCGATTTCGTTTGCTTTCGCGCGTACACGGGCGTTCACGGAGGCCATGTCGATCCCCTTGTCCTGAATCTCACTCACCAATGCCTGTACGGCATCGACAACGGTCATCCCCGCCATGGGGTCGCTGTCGGATTTTGCCGTTTCCTGCGCCGCTGTGGGTGCTGTGGCGGCCAGTTCGGGTGTCGGCCGTGTAACGGGTGCCCCAGGCTCCGGCGCAGGCTCAGGGGCTTCTACGGGCTTTTTTGAGGCCTTTTTCTTTTTGGGCTTTTCCGGGACAGGTTCGACGGCTGGTGCGTCGTCGTTTGCCGGTGTTTCGGTGATGGCCGTTTCCTGCGGCTCTAGGACGGCTGGCTCAGCGACTTCAATCGCTGGCGGTATAACGGGTGCCTCGGGCTTCGGCGCGGGCTCAGGGGCCGCGCAAACGGCCTGCGCGGGTGTGTGATCTTTTAACGCCTCCGCGATACCGGTGAGTGCTGCTTCAAAACGCTCGGAAATGTCTATCATAATGCGTAGATCCATGATTTAATCCTCCTCTGACCACTCTTCGACGGCATCCGTAAATTGACCGCTCTGTGTGACGATTCGTTCGCCGCCACCCAGCACTACGACAGAGCGCAGGTAACGGGAGAACCCCGAGTTGTGTGATTCCTGGTTATTGAAGGCAGCCAGGTCAAGGCTAACGTGGCACAGCTGCCCCGTGTAGAGCAGATCCGGGTCGCTCGGGCTGACCGGCTCAAAATTCGCGTCTACCACGACGCCCGGCTTGGATGATGCGACGCCGAATTGCAGGCATCCGCGCATCCACTCTGGGAGCGGTCGCCCCTTGGCGTCCTCACCATCGCCGTCCTTGATATAGGCGGCACGCAGTAGCCGCGCGTTTGTCGGGTTTGGCTCAAATAACGCGCGCCCGAAGGTGTCGGATGCGGCCGACCAGGCTTCGCGGAGCTTCTGCATGAGCATGTTATGCGCAGGGCTGCCTTTTGGCACAAGCACGCCAACGGAGTACTTGCCGTACTTATCGGGGACGCCGATGTGTGGAAATGTGATGCGGACGTTTCGCAATTTTACTGTAGTTCCCATGTATTATCCCTCTTTTGCCCGCCGGGGCGGTTTAGTCAATCGTCGTTCGTTTGAACGACGGGCGTAATGGCATCAGAACCGTTCTGATGCCGGAATTCTCTATATCCATGAAAATCGGGCTATCAGCGTCCAGTACGCGCAGCGTCAGTACGCCTGAATAGCTGCCGATTGCGCGCTTGAACCTTGCGGCGTTCAGCCCGACGGCACCGAACGGACGGTCTACGTCAGCGTCCACCCAGGTTTCCGCGCGGGGGCACATTTCCCAGCATGTTTTCCGGCGGAACCAGCCGCGGTCGTCATAGGTTAGCATGCGCAGCCGGTCATCGGTGGCTGACAGAACGACTTCGTCATCCATGCAGGACGAAAGTTGTTTGAGCATTGCTCGAAGATCCTTGCACGTTGTCTTGACCTCGGTGTATCCAGACGCACGCTCTGCCTGCTGTACGACGTCTAACGTGTGGGAGTAGTTTGGCACCTGTTCCAGATACGTCACACAGCAGCTGCCGCACTGAATACCGGTAGGGGTGCATTCTACGGCGTTCTCGGAAGATTTAAGCGCTTCGAGACATTCGATAGCGAACAGCGGGATGAGTATGCGGTCACCGGGCAGATCCGGATCAAGTGCCTGCCAGTGCATCTGCGTACCGTCCGTCCATGACACGGTCGTCCCGGTCGATCTCTGCTCTACCGCAACCCATTGATGTAGGCAGCTCCGCGTATCGTCCGGCGCGGCGTGCGAGCCAATGACACCGCGCAAGGCATCCCGTGGCACAATAGCGTCAGCGCCGATTTCGGGAAAGCTAACCATCTTGCCGCGTTGCGCTGCAACAGCGGACTTTCGTTTGCCTTGCGTGATTTCCACGCGGTTTCTGTCCGCGTAAAGCTCAACGTTTCCACACGTGCAGGATTTCGCGATTTTCTTCGCAGCCTCGAAGCTAAGCTGATACGCCCCCTCCTCGATGACTTGCGCGTATATCTCCGCAGTCACTGTGTAGCGGGCTACGTCACTGTCCCAGCACTTTTTCGCGCTGTCGTACCCTGTTAGCACGGTGTCGGAGGTCGCTAGCTGAACGCGGAGGCGGTTATTCTGTGCACAGATAGCGACGCTCACGGCGTCCTCTTTTTTCTGTCCCTTTTCGAGTTTTATCCGGGCGTCGCCCAGCTTCAAACCGCGCAATATTCTTGCGAGAGAAGATGCATCAACTGTTGCTTTCATTGTCTCCCCCAACCATTAGCTCGGTGATTTGCGCGGCCGCACGGGCCGCCGCCCGCATGCGCGCCCGGCGCAGGCATCCGCACGAACGCTGATTGCCCGTCCTGAGTGCACCGGCGCGGACAACACACTGACGTCCGCAGTCGCACCGGCACAGGTACCGCACCTGTCTGCGCGGGCCATCCTCGACACGCACGATCACGGTCAGCATCCCGTACCGCTCCCCGGGGTGCACCGTGAGCGGTCTGCCAGACTTAATTTTCCCATTTGTTGTCATCGTCTATTTCCTCCTCGGTTTTGCTCCCTAGTCCAAAAAGCATTCCTGTTTAACCGGGTACTCTTTGCAAATTTTTTCAAAAGCGGCCATTGTTACGCGATACTCCCCGTCGCCTTCATCAACAATTCCGCGACCTTTTAACGTCTGACCGTTCAACGACTCCAAAAACCAGTGTTTGCCGTAAAAGCCAAGGCGCGCTTTAAAAATGCAGCCGCCGGGGGTCTTTTCACCCATTTCAGGGCAGTAATTATGTAGTCCGTTCTCATTTAGAATCTCTAGCATGTCCGCGTCTCCTTATTGTTTGCAAGCTCCCGGCGGGCTTTTTACCTTTTGCGCGCCTCACACGTTCTATATACACATGTATTAATCACGTGTCAAATAATTTTTTACGATTTTTTAGATTTTTTTCGTTCCCGCATTAGCGTGCGGATTTCGGCGCTTCCGAGGCCAGAATTAGACGCTATCGCGTCAAATACTGCCCGCGCAACCGCGTCCCACATGCCTGCGTTCTGCATGCTCCAGGCCAGTTTATTCATAGCAATATTCCGATTCCCCTCGGTGAGTGCATTGTCCATCCGCCATCGCTCTATGTAGGCCAGTACACGGGCCTCTCTATCTTCGTCCGAGCAGTCAGCGTATGCCTGCCGCTGGGTCTGAATCTGCCGCGTCTCTTGTGTCACAGCTGCTCTGCGTACGTCGGTCTGCTCCTCACAGCGTTCCAGCTCTTCGGCGGTCGTAACGCGTAACACGTACTTACCGGTCGCGTCGTCCTTAGCGCAGACGATGGCGCGTTGGGCGACCATCTCGTCGTAGACCTTGCGATACTGCGGCGGTCTGCGGGCGATCTTCTCCAACACCTTGTCACGGCGCGGGGTGCGTTCAACCCATGCCAGAATCTCGCTCCAGACAGCGCCGTCGGGTTTATATGCAGCGGCCTGTGCCCGCTCGCATTCACTGGCCAGTCTTGCCCGAGCGTCCATCACACGCCGCAAGACACACAGGCACGCCCCGAGGTCGTCCACGGTGAGCACCGAACGGCCGTCCAAACTTGCACGCAGGCCGGCGCAGAGCGTCGCGTAGCACATCACAAGGGAGTGCGCAGAGGCCTCGTCCACGCCATACCCGGCGAGCCACGCAGCAGCTGCACGGAACGCTGCGCGCGCGGAGGGCTCGGGCTCAAAGACAACCGCGCTGTCCGTCCAGATTTCGCCGACCGCCTGCAGCCTACGCAGGAGCTCCAGGATGGTCTCACTGTCCGGTGCTGCCGGAGCCCCGGCGAACATATCGCGCTGCTCGCTGTCCTGCCAGAGCTCGATCATGCGCCGCTGCTCGCCATTTTGTTGTCCGGTGGCCCCGACGTATTCTGCCCATTGCGCCGGGGTCGTAGCGAGCAGCGCGCTTACGTGCGCGGGAACGCGGTACGAGCCCTTTTTTTCCTGTTTGACCGTGCCTTCAAGCGTTATCCGATCGCCGTTGCACTGCCTAAGCATTGCCGCCATCGAACCGCACGATTCGTCCTGTACACGTGTCCGCAGCCGCTGGCCAGCTTCGTCGATGCAGACGATCAACGGGTCCGCCGCGCGGTCGGTGCGTTCTATGAGCTTGACCGTCTGCCGCTTACCCGTCGGTGTCTGTTCGACAATCTCGTCGCATCCGCAGGCGAGGATATGCTCGCGAAGCGTAGGGGCGTTCTTTGGGTCACTCACAGTCACACCGAGCATCCGTGCAGTGTCTTGCACGGCGTCCATGAGCGTCGTTTTGCGGCTTCCCGGCGCACCTATCACGACGCAAAACGCCCGCGCCGCATACGCACCCGCCCCGGCGGCCATACGCGACCGCAAATTCGCCGCCATCGATACGCAAGCGAGCGCTGCGGCCAGTCCGGCCGGGGCCACGCTCTCACCGGGGCGGAGCGCCTCGGCGAGCCACGAGACAGGGTGCGCAAGTAGCACGCCGTCCTCTTCGGGATCTGCACAGAGGCGACAGGGCGCGCTCACCGTCCACAGTTCCCTGTCGCGGCTCTCAAAACGCAACTGGCACGGTTTGGCGCAAGCCGGATCAAGCGTATAGTGTGTGCCGTCGTCATATCCGCAGTCGTGCAGATAGACGCGCAAGGGCGCGTATATAAGCCGCTTGATCGCGCCTATGTCTGCGGCTATTCGCGGGCCAACACACCCTAAAGCAACGAGCCCGTGCCCGCTGAACGTCCGGACAACAGCCAAAAATCCACCATATCCGGCGAGCGCTTCGCGCAGCCCGGGGACGTCTGTCACATGGTCGAAGTCAAGCTGTACGATGCCGTTGGGGCGGCCGTCGCTCGTGCCGGTGTCGTTACACAGTGCCCAAGCCGGGGCGCATGTCTTGTCTGCGGGGAGCGGTGCTGCACTCCCGACGGCGCGCAGATAGTCGGCCAACGTGGTGCGCCGTGCTGTATCCCTGCGCTGACAATTCGCGAAAAGGGTAACAGGGTATTTACTGAATAGGTCTAAGTCTGTCATGTGCCGCGTCCATTATCCGTGTCACTTCCTTGTTGAAAATGCCGATGGATCTGCGGGCGGACTCGGACAAGCTCCCGCAGATCATCCCGCTTGCAATCGGGTCGGCGTCGTGCTTTTAGCACGGGTCCGGTTCATGTGTCAAGTCGAGGATCAATTTATCGAGGCTAACGGGTAGAAGCTCATTGGCGAGGTCTAATAGGCGCATGGCCGCGTCGATCGTCTCCTGTACCCGATACGGTAGGTACGTCGCACAGGGCCGCGCCGGACGCATCGCGCAGCCGTTATAGTCAAAACAGAACAGGATTTGCTCGTGCAAATGGGCGAGGTCAGCTCGTAAGTTGTCAAGGGTGCGACTACAGATTGACCGGTCTTTGTATTTGCTTCGGATACGTTTTACCTCGGGGTAAATTACAATTAGCAACTCAGTCGGGTCTTTAGCACGCACCAGCCGGTCGATGTCGAGTAGAGGCTCCTCCAGCTTAAGACTGTCCAAGAGTACTGAGTTTATTCCGTACGTTTTGTCAGGCATTTCCATGTCTCCTTATTAGCGGCCAGCGCCCAGTAGTGCCTATGCTGCGCAGCCCGGTGCACCCGAAGCTGCACGATAATGCCGCGTGCAACCTCGTCTTTGTCGGTATAACCCGCATAAAACTGACCAAGGATAAATTCCATTTCTATACGTTCGTCCACGTTATCGAGGCCAGCGAGCGCCCGCTGTAGCGCGTTCTGCATAACGCGGTCGATTGTTTCGAGTGGTATCATCGCTTCACTCCGAGCCAAGGGTCGCTCTCAGTGCGGCACTCAGTAAGCCGGTACTCTGATACTGGAAGCGGAGCCCCGGCGGCAGCCTTGGCCAGAAATGCGTAATCGCGGCGCATGTCTTCCACGTACCACACGGCGAACTTGTCTACATCCCAGCGCTTTGCAATACGCGCATAATGCACCGCGATAGCATGCTCAATAAGATGCTCCTGTAGCCGTTGGACGTCACGGAGCGCGTGAAGGCGTTCACCGCATTCGTAATACTGCGCTGAGATGCGCCCACGCGCGACGGCTAAATAGCGCCGTCTACCAAAGGTATTCGCGGGCTTCCCGCGGTCGAAACAGTCCGCGCGGTAATACAGCGCATCCATCTCAGATTTTAGCGCATGCAATTGTGTCTGTTCGGCTAACGCGGCTTTGTACGCTATAGCCGTATCACGCAGGTCGATAAGCGCAGCGGCAAGCCACACGTTGTAGCTGTGCTTGTGTTTCATTGTCCATTCCTCCTTATGCGCAGCAGGATTTTACCCAGCCGAGGTAGTCGTGTGAAAATTCAAAGCAATCGATTCCGTCATCGATGGAACGGGCGATCATTTCGTATTCAAACGGCCTTGCGCCGTATTCACCGAGTTCGCTCTCGTGCAAGCCGCACTTACAAACCGACTTCGGGATCCATACTTCTTTAATAATCGACAGCCCGTTATCCCAATTAACGGCTGTGCGAACCTTCAGGGCTTTCTCTGTTTCGCCAACAATTTGTTTGTTGTTGAAAGCGTATGCCGATAGGCCGTTTTTCGCTTGAAACCAATCGGGCACGGTATTCCAAGCGCCGGTCATTTTTTCCTGCCTCTCCATAGCGTAAATCTCCGTAAGGGCAAAGGCAAAGGCTCCGCGATAGCTGCTAAAACAATCGCGAATCTTCTTTGCGGTTTTATGGGCTTCGATGAATCTTTCTGAATTTGTCATGTCCGTGTCTCCTATCCAGTTGGGCTGTCCCCGTCTCACAAGCGCTATATAGGCTAGAATAAATCCTGTGTCAAATAATTTTTTCACAAAAATGCTTTTTTAGGAAAACCCCGTGAAGCCCAACACGATTTATACCCAATCAAAACGCGTGTGTATTAGGGGGCCATCGTGGGGTTTTCTGGTAACCCCGGCCGAAACCCCGGGGCTAACCCCGCTCAAACCCCACGAAACCCCACCGCTAAAATATGCACAAACCCGCATAAATACTAGCGAAACCCCGAAAACCCCGAAAAACCCCGATAGACAGATTTCGGGGTTAAGGTGACGACAAAATCAGAGACTTTAATATAGTTCTATATATGTATATATTATATTTTTATTACACGCGCGCGAAGCAAACCCCGATGTAAATGCGCGGGTTGGGGTTTTTCGGGGTTTTTGGGGCAAACCCGCATAAACACTTGACTTGCTGGCATTTTTGCTACGGGGTTAAAATGGGGTTATGGGGTTTTTAACCCCGTTTTTGGGGGCTGGGGTTTCAGACGGGACGGCTTTGGCCAGGACGGCCAGCGAATGAAACGTGCGTGGACTGTTGTGCCTGTGACAACCCCGGCAACCCCGCCCCAGGGTGCGGGTCCTGCCCGGGCGGGTGGAAAAGTCCAGTGCGGGTCAACAGGCCCGGGGGGTAGCTAAAAATTTTCTGGCGAAAAATTCCCTTGACAAATAAAGGCCGCGAGATAGGCTTACCAGCGCGGGGCATTTCGGACTTATTAGCTAAACATCTTTTGCCTGTAGCTAATAGCCCCGGGCGTATTAGTGGACTTGGTAACATAGGAGATTGGTGTTATGGAACGGGTGCCTACCGTTAAGCTGGCCGCTTCTGCTGCGGCGTCGTGGGCTTGGGGGACGGGTTTGATTGTCGGCATGGAGATCGCGCAGACAAGGGGTGTTGGCGCGTGGTTAATATGGGCGGCGTGCAACAGTTTGACCCTTGCGCTTTTTGGCTTTCTTATGCACAAAAAAGTTCTTAACCGGGCGGTTATGGATTCAAAGCCATTTAAAGCGTTCGCCATTATGATTCAGATTTTTTGCCTGCTGTTTCAAATGACCGTGATAAACACAGTCCTAGGGCGGCTAGGCGTGCCGGCGGTCGCCAGTTATGCTATAGCCTCAGCTGTTGGCATTATTTTCACTCTGTGGATGTATAAGCGCGGGCTCCCTACATCCATAAAGACCGATGTGGTGCAGTGGCTGGTCGCTATCGGCGGTATGGTGGCGATCCTGTTGGCTGGGCTGATTACCGGCGTACCCGCTGTGCAAAGAGCCAGCTCCGGCCTGTCCGATGTGCTTTGGGGCGTTTGGAGCGGGTGTGTTTTACTTTCCGGTCCTATAGGGGACTTACAGCATTGGCAGCGGGGTGAGCTCCCCGGCGGTCCGGCTGCATATAAAGTATCAGCGTTATTTTTTGCCGGGTTTTTGCTGTTGGACTTTCTCTTGTCCGGCTTACAGTTTAGCCCTGTTATGAACGGTATTCTGATAGTTGTCCTGCTGAGTGTTACCAGCTCTACAATTGATTCTATCGCTGTTGCGCTGCATGAGCTCGGCGGCAAAAAGATAGGGACGGCTGTTTCGCTTACGGTCTGCGTAGCTTGGGGCGCGCTAGCCAGCTTTGGCGTGTTGTCGTTGTGGTCGTATCTTGGTATCCCTCGCGTCGTATTTGCGCTGGCGATAGTTGCTGGCGGGATTTGGCTTTTGATTAAGCGGAGAAAAAAAGATGGAAAAGCTGAAGTTGAAAAAGGTTAAAGTTGCGGATTTGGTACCGGCGGAGCGTAACTGTAGGAAGCATTCCCAGGTTCAGATAGCTGAGCTCGTTAGGTCATTAAAGGAGTTTGGGCAGACTCGTCCATTTGTCATTGATGAGGCGAATGTTGTCTTAGTAGGGAACGGCATGCTGGCAGCTATGCAAAGCGCCGGCATAGAGGCCGCCGAGGCGTATGTTGTCTCTGGGTGGGCGGAGGCCAAAAAGCGCAAGTTGATTCTCGCGGATAATAAGTGCTACGAGCTTGGGAGCACGGATATCGGTGCTATTTTTGATGAGTTAAAATTACTCGGATCGGCGGGGGACTTTGATATACCGGGTTTCGATGCGGAAGCGATACAGCGTCTGTGCGACAGCGTGTGTGACGATGCACTTAATACGATGACAGTGCGTGGGGTTGGTTCGTCGTATGATGCCCCGGTTTCAAAGTTTTCAACGGAGCCGGTTTTGGAATCCCGAAAACAGGCCCAACCTGAAAGTGATGTTGCGCCTTTTGTTGAAGAAATGCCCGTAGCGTCCCCAGTGTACGTTAGGTCTTCTGGAGAAGCATCACCG